ATCTAGAACTAGTGATTTCTGACAGATTCAGTGTTAATGGGGATTATATGTCGGGAATTGGGCGTATTGGAGGAGAGCATGTACTAATTAATTATAAAATTAAGAGTGAAAAAGAGAAGAGTTTTTTTAAAGAAAAATTTTGGGGCGGAAAATTATCTGTAGTTGCCAATATTGAAGATGTTCCAAGTAAAACTAATTTTTATTCTTTTGATTATAAAAAGTATAATGAAAACAGAGGAATCTTTAAAAAAGTTTCTATTAATGAAATAACTGAGGTTAAGAATGTAAATTCGCTACTTTTTAAATTCACAACTTTTAGGAATAGAATGAGTTTGAAGATAGATAGAGATCTTATCTTTGATAAAAGTGGATATTTTCAAGCTTTGATATTTGGTGATAAAGGATATTTGTTGAGAGATGAAATTAATTCTTTTAAAAACCTAGGTACTAGTCATTTATTAGCAATTTCTGGCTTACATATTGGGGTACTTATATCACTAATATATTTAATTTTATTGAAACTTAAAGTGAGTGTTGATCATATCGAAAAAATAATCTTAATTATAATTCCGTTATATATGCTATTAAGTGGGGTTAGTGCATCTGTTCTTAGAGCGGGTTTTATGATTATATTATATATAATTTTCAGAATAAAAAGTATTGATAAATTGGATAGTTTACTTCTTACATTTTTAATCTTATTATTCTACAATCCGTTATATGCTTTTAATATCGGTTTTCAATTATCCTTTTTTATAACATTTAGTTTATTGATGTCAGAAAGTTATATTAAAACTTCTAGAAATAAACTACATATGTCTTTGAGGATTAGTATTATTTCTACATTAGCAAGTGTGCCGATATTACTTTATAATTTTTATACTATAGTTTATATTTCTGTACTAAGTAATATAGTTTTAGTTCCAATATTCAGTATAGTATTGTTCCCGTTAGTATTAATAAGTTATATTATATTTTTAATAAGTATTCCTATATTCAATATTTTGTGTAAACCGTTATTGAATTTTACCTTTACTATTTTCGATAAACTTCAAGAAGTATTCTTATATGTAAAACCGTTAAGAATTGGAAAGCAAAGTATATTTGTAATAATTGTTATTTTTATAGTAATTGTATATATTATGGTAGAATTAAATAGATCTAAATATTTAAGAGCTGCAACTGGAGTTATGACAGTCACTATAATATTACTTATTACAAGTTATATTCCTAGAAATTATATAGAGGAGCTAAAAATAGGAAAAGAGAATGTTTATTATATTAGAGAAAATAGAAATAATATGATAATAAATACATCAAGTAATATGAAAAATTTTTATACAGATTACAGAAAAAAAGATAGAGATTATGATATAATGAATGAATATGATTAATTAAGCGTAAATATACCATCAATAACAGTATCTTTACGCTTAATAATTTACTTATGGGGAAAAAATGGGGAAAGGTTTTCCAACTTGTTTCTTAAATCAACTTTCATATTTTCGGTTACATGAGTGTAAATAGAAAGGGTCGTGTTGATGTTAGCGTGGCCTAATCTTTCTGAAATGACTTTAACTGGAACACCAGCTTCAATTAATAAAGCAACGTGAGTGTGCCTAAATATATGAGAATTGATATTAATCCTGCTTAATACAAGTGACAAATATGTATATCCTATGTTAAATATATACTCTTTATTTGAAATAAAATCTAATAGTAATTTTAGAATAAAATCAGATACTTCTATGGTTCTTATACTAGATAAAGTTTTAGGTGAGGTTATTTCCCCGTTTTTCAATTTTGTTTTAGTAACTGAAATTGTTTTATTTTTAAAATCAACATCGTTAGGAGTGAGTGCCAACACTTCTCCTATTCTTAACCCCGTGTGTAACTGAACAATAGATATATTTCTAATAGTATTACTTTTGATTTTTGCTAATACATCTTCTATTTCATCTTTTTCAAGATATTTAACTTTTTGTAATTCGTCAGCTTTCTCTTGCTTATTCAACTTAAATTCAAGTTTTACATTAAAATTCGATACATAGTATTTTTTTATAAAATAAAAAAAGTTATTTAATACCATGCAGGTTAATTTAATAGCGTTAGGGGATAGTTTACCCCTCATTTCCATAAGTATTTTATCATATTTAATTTTAGTGACATCTTCTAATCGTTCATTGTCATCTACTACTTTTATTCTTGCTTCATAGACTAAATAAGAATTATAAGCTAATGTAGGCTTTTTAAACTCCAGGTATTTTTCTTTATAATATCCTAAATTGTGAACCTCTTGAACTGGATTAAGTATCTTATTAATCTTCTCTTGTAATTCCTCAAATGCTTCTTTCTCAGTCGCACGAGTTTTATTATTTTTCACGACAGAAACACGCTTGTTTTTACCATCTCTATCCTTGAATGATTGAACATATCTGTATTTGCCATTGTGTGTAACTTCTCTGTACATAAAAATACACATCCTTTCTTGATTTTAAATAGATGTGTATGATATACTATTAGTGTACTGTGATGTGTATATCATACACATTTCATAAACTCCCTTATCTTGGCGGACTGGGGAGTTTTTTGTATGTCTAAACTGGTCGAATTCGACTAGTTTGGAATTATTGTTACCGCATCGAATTCGATATGGTTAATTTTTTTACTTTACTTCAAATCAAGTTTAATGATTTTTTTATCTTTAAATGAGAAAGTAGGTTGTACTTCTAATTCAAGTGATCCATCTTCATTTACAGCAAAAGCTTGAGTTACATTTTCAAATGTTCTGTTAGGAGAAATACTGTCTAAAACAACTTGAATAGGGTATGATTCTGCTTTTTTACCGTTAACATATAATTTAATGTCAGTACCTACAGGATAATCTTTATCAGAAAGATTTTTAACATCATAAGTTACTAATAAAACTTTTTTAGCTTGTTTTTCTTCAACAGAGTTTCTTTCATCAGTCCATTTAGCCGATTTAACTGTGATTTCTACTTCTTTGTCAAAAGTAATAGGTGTACCTAATTTAGCTTCATTACTGTTTTTCTTTTCTTCTTTTTGTTCAGTTTTATTAGAAGAAGAACTAGTCTCTGTTTTTGAAGAGCATCCAGCAAGTACAACAGCACTAGCAAGGAATGTACTTAATAATATTCTTGATTTTTTCATTCTTATAAACTCCTTAAATTTTATTTTTTGGCGGTTTTTAACCATAATGGATAGCTAATTTAAGCTATCTTAAAATTTACTTCTTAATTCTACAACCTTACCTAAAATTACAACTGGTTTAGTTGCTATTTCCTCATTTGAATAAAACATAGGTAGGTAGTTTGGATTAGTACTTACTAACATTATTCCATTTTCTGTTTTTTGAAGTTTCTTACACGTCGCATCGTCTCCATTTACCAGAACAATAACAGTATCTCCACTATTAGCATCTGATTGTTGTTTAACTATTACAACATCTCCGTCGTCCATTTTAGGTTGCATACTGTCTCCTTTGATACGTAAAGCAAAGAATTCTCCTTGATTTTCCCACGATTGAGGTACTTCTTCATAGTCCAGTATATCCTCAACAGCTGAGATAGGTATTCCTGCTGCGACTGTTCCTAAGACTGGGATTTTTAAGCCTTGGGGTGGTTGAGGTTCGTATTCCATACCTAATAAGTAATCAGGTGTAGTATGTAAAACTGAAGCAAAATCTCCTATCTTATTAAGAGGTAATTCTCTAGTACCATTAAAATATCTTGATATAGCAGATTTAGCTATCCCTACTCGACGAGCCAATTCGCTCATAGACATATTTTGTTCTGCTGTCAATTTTTTAACTAATTCTACTACTTCACTATTAGTGTTCATTTAAATCACCTCCTATTAATAATTATATTATAACATTGTTCCCGTTTGAATACAAGAATTATTTTTAAAAAACATTTTTTATATTTTTTTGCGGAAAGTGTTGACAAAAAAGAACAACGATGTTATTATTATTTTGTACTCGAAAGAGAACGAATAAAAGAAAGGAGCTATCATGAGATTAGATATTAAAAGATTAAAAGCAGAAAGAGTTGCCAAAGGATTATCTCAAGAGGAAATGGCTACTGAAATGGGGTGGAATTCAAGAACTCCCTATGCTAAAAGAGAATTAGGTATAATTGACATTGGTGTAGATGAATTTTTAAAAATGATAAAAATTCTAGGTTATACTGAAAATAATTTATCTATTTTTTTTACAGAAGACGTTCCCGAAAAAGAACAAATAAATTCTTTTCAAACAAACTAAAAATCCTCCCTTATTTCAAGAGAGGTGAAAGGAGGACTAAGAATGGAAATAAAGAAGATAATATTTCTAGATGATACTTATTTTGAAGATTGTGTTTTATCTAATGACATTCCAAAAGAAATAGCCGAAGTATCAAGTAGTTTTGTGAAGTTAACCTTTGATAAATCGACTATTAAATATGTAAATTTGGATTACATACAACTAATTATACCTAAGAATTTAAAAGTTATTTCTTCTTAGACGTCTTAGTTTGTGATAAAGCACTACCTGCTACTGATTTAGAAATTTTACTTGATCTACCGTCACGTAAGATTTTACTAGCTTTAGTGGCAACACTTTTAGATGTTTGTTTTTTATTTGCCATATACAATTCACCTCCGTTCTTTTAGAAATGTATTCCCTAGAAAAATAAGAAGTAGAAGGTTTAGATTTCCCGGAAATACTCAAATATATTATAACATTAAAGTAAAGAAAGGTCAAAAAAATATGAAAGCATTTTACGTAGTTGCTAAACAGCAATTAGAAAATAAAGGGATGTCAATTTACAGGTTATCGAAAGAAACTGGAATTTTTGAACAAACATTGTATTCAATGTTTAATGGTAAAACATTTAGTCCTACATTAGATAATGCTGTTAAGATAGCAAAGGTATTAGACATCGATTTAAATAAATTAAAGGTAGGTGATTAAAATGCACGATGCTTGGAAAGATAAATTAGAAAATCCCGATGATTGGGTTGAAAGACCTGATTTAAAAATATTTTTAAAAATGGAAGGTTCACATAAAACATTTAATGATTGGTTAATAGAGATTGAAAGTTTGGAAGATAATTATTTATATATTCAAGGTACTCTTGCAACTAACGAAACTTACAACAAAGTTAGAATTTACAATTATATTAATGCCAAAAGGTCGGTAAACAAACGTGAAAAACGACTTAAGAAAGGAGCTTAAGAAATGAATAACTTAAAGAGAAGAAAACTAAACACACTATATCTTGTATTAACAACAATAGCTATTTGTATGACAATAATGACAAGCATTGAATTTACAAGAATATTAGGAATGTTGTTGTGTGTTCTAATGATGATATTCGTTCAATTTGATGAACGTAGCGAATATGCATTTCCAGATCTTGATGAAGATGAAGATGAAGATATGAAAGGAGAATAAAATGAGAGGATTTGAACTTGTAAAAGGATATGATGGAAAATTACCTGTAATTGCAAATGTTGGTGATGGCGGTGCTGATTTCTACACAGCAGAAAGAGTGGTTTTAAGACCAGGAACAATTAACAACTTAATTCCTACTGGAGTTAAAGCTTATATGAATGATGGTAAAGTACTTCTGTTATTCGCTAGATCTAGTATGGCAAAGAAATACGGACTGCGAATGAGTAATGGTGTTGCTGTTATTGATAAAGGATTTTACAACAATAAGAGTAACGAGGGGCATATCACTTTTCTATATGATAATATCACCGATAAAGAAGTAATCATTGAAAAACACACAAGAATAGGTCAAGGAATATTTATGCAGTTCTTACCTATTGACAATATTGAAATTCTGTCACAAGAAAGAACTGGTGGATATGGCAGCAGTGGCAATAAATAATAAAAAAATAGCCGTTTAAAACAACGACTACTTACATAAATTTACAACTTTAAAATAACACAAACAGGAGGAAAAAGCAAGTGACAAAAGATAATATTAATCCTAATCATTACAAGATAGGAAATTTTGAAACAATAGATTTAATTCAAGAGGTAGTAGAAGATTTTGGCAGTGTGTGTCAAGCTAATGTCTTGAAATATGGAATTAGAGCAAATAAGAAACATGATGAACCGCAGGACGATATCAAGAAAATAATCAGATATTGTGAGTTTTGGTTAAACGATTTAGAGGGACTTAAAGCTAGTGAAAAGCGTTCTGAAGAAATAGCTGTGTTTGATAAGTTAAATGATTTATTAACAGATCAAGAGAAAGATATAGTTAATGATAAAAATATAAAATGCATCGTGCTAGATGGTGCTGAAGTACCAGAAGAGGTAGTAAAAGATGTAATAAATAAGTTAGGAATGTTAGTTTATGGAGAATAAAGAAATAGTTTTAAATGAATTAAAATATCTTTATGATGAGAGAGGATATATCTTTGGTGATATAGCACATTTTCACGATACATATACATACGAAGATAACGGGGTAAATAAAGCTTACTTTGAATTGTCAGAAGATGAAGAATTAGAAGTATTAGAAGAATACGTAAGGTATAGAAAAAATGAACGAGCAAATTTATGAGTTCGCAAAGACTATTAAAAATATTAAAGATATTGGTTTTAGTTATAAAGAAGCGAAAGATATATATGAATTTTATACAACGAGATTACAAGATTTATTCTTGTTTGATGAAGTTTTTGAAATAGATAGTAATTACACAACTAACGCTACTGATTGTTACAACAGTTTTGTAAACTTTTGTGTAAACAACAATGTTGATGTGCCAACTCAAACAGCGTTTGGTTTAAATATGTGTAAGTTTGCTAAAAGAATAAGAACAAGAACAGGAATAAATTATAACGTAAAAATTAAGGAGATTATTAAATGAATAGAATAATTACAGAAGAAAGATTAACAACACTTTTAAATAAGGAAAATATGCTTTCTAAAATTGAAATATTAGATGATGGAATTACATTTGAAACAACTGTGACTGAGGAAGATTTAAGTCAATACGAACCAGTAGAAATTAAAATTAATAGTGCTATGAAAAAATTGCAAAAATCTAGACTAGACTGGCAGTCAAAAACACTTAAGAAAAGTGGTTATAATAAATTCCAAAACTTTAAATATTTTGTGTTAAAAGATATTTTGCCAACTGTTAATGAAATATTTCACAAAAATGGATTATATAGTCAATACAATTTAACAAAAGACTATGCAGAACTGATCATCACAGATATATCTACTGGAGATTATTTAAGCTATAAAATACCTGTGCAGAAGTTAGACAATCCAACTATGCAAAATATCGGAGCGATTAATACGTATTCTAAACGTTACTTATACATGAATGCATTAGAGATTGAAGAAGATGAAGATGAATTAGATAGTCAAGATTTAGATAAACCAGTTAAGAAAGAATCCAAAGAAGAACTGATCAAAAAAATATCAGAAGCGTTAGGTGAAGCTAAATTAAATACATGGTTAAAAACATCTAAAAAAGAAAAAATCGAAGACTTTACTGTAGAGGAGTTAAGCAAAGTATGGAACAGTTACTCAAAAAATATCAAGAAGTAAAATTAGAACTTAAACTATTAGAATCAGAAATTAAAGAACAATTCTTACTGATGAATACTGAAAAGTATGAAGTAGGAGAGTTTAAAGTTGTTAAGAAAAAACCTTATATTAGACAGTCGTTTGACAGTAAAAAATTTAAGGAAGATAATCCACTATTATATTTAGACTACATAAAAGAAACGGAAGTAAAAGAAAGTGTCTCTATTTCAGTATGATGATGTAACACATACTTACTCTTATATGGGACGTGTCATCCCTTCAGTAACACAATGTATTAAATTGATTTTAGGTGATAAATATAGTGATGTGCCGAAAAGTATTTTAAGGAAAGCTGCGATATATGGTACTAGAGTTCATAAGATATTAGAAGATTTAGAAGATGGCATAGAGTATCGCAACTTAAATATATATGAGCAAAATGCGGTTAATCAATATAAGAAAATTAAAGATTTTGAAACTGTAGAAAAAGAGATCTTTGTAAATTATAAAACTGTGTATTGTGGACGTGTGGACGGTATAGGAAAAAATATCATATACGATATTAAAACAACAACTAAACTTGATGTTGATTATATTAGTTTGCAGTTATCACTATATTTACTAGCTTATGATGAAGACAATTACGAAAATTACACAGGTTATGTCTTGTGGTTACCAAAAAGAGATGTTGGCAAAAAAATTGAAATACCACTTAAGACTAAAGAAGAAATACTGGATATTGTGGAGCTTATAAAATGTTTGTGTTAAGAGATTATCAAAAAAAAATAATTAAAGATACATTTCAAGCTTTACATACTCACAAAGCACCTTGTGTGGTTGCACCTTGTGGAGCAGGAAAAAGTGTAATCATAGCAACAATTATTAAAATGTTCACTGATAGAAAAGCTAATGTATTATTTTTAGTTCATGTTAAAGAATTGCAAGAACAGATTAAAAACACGCTTATCAATGCAGGAGTTAACACTAATTATGTAAATGTTGCTATGGTTCAAACACAGGTTCGTAAAACTTCTGATAGGACTGACTATAAATTAATCGTTACTGATGAAAACCATCATAGTTTAGCTAATTCTTACGTTAAAATATACGAACGATACTCAAACGCTAAAAGAATAGGATTTACAGCTACACCGATTAGACTTAACGGCGGTGGTTTAGGTGATGTGAACGATATTCTGATAGAAAGTGTTGATGTACAGTGGCTTATAGAGAATAATTTTCTAGCACCGTTTAAATATCTAGCACCATCTGTAATTGACGTTGATAAACTAAAGCTTTCAAAAGGTGAATACTCAAATAAAAGTATTGATGGAAGTTTTAAAAAATCAATATTAGGTGATGTTAAAAAAATATATGATAGGTATTTAAAAGGTTGTAAGACAATAGTCTATTGTCACAGTATAGAACATTCCGAAGTAGTAGCGAAAACGTTAGGAGGAGTAACCTTACACAGTAAGATTGATAAATATACAAGAAATAGAATCATAGATGATTTTAGAACGGGAAAAGTAAATGTATTATGTAATGTTATGGTGTTAGGTGAAGGCTTTGATGTTCCAGATTGCGATGCAGTTATATTATTGCGTCCTACAAAATCGTTATCACTATTTATTCAACAAAGTATGAGATGTATGCGATATAAACCTAATAAGCAAGCTATCATTGTTGATATGGTTGAGAATTACAAAGAACATGGTTTACCAGATACTCCAAGAACGTGGAGTTTAGAGACTAAACCGAAAAGCGAACGTCCAACAGTTCGTTCACAAATGTGTATTAACTGTTTATCAGTAGCAGAGACTATTAAAAATCCTTGTCAGTATTGTGGATATGTCAAGGAAGTTCAAGAACATACTATTGATGTTATTGATGAAGATATAGAGTATAGAGACATTAAAAAAATTAAACTGGAGTATATTCCAGAACTTTCTGAAGTTAAAAATATACAAGATTTACAAAAAATTCAAAAAGCAAAAAATTACAAGCCTGGATGGGTATATCATCAAGCAAAAATTAGAGGATATTTATAAATTAAAGGAGAATAAATTAATATGGCAATTAAAATGAGTTACAACACAGGATTTACAGTTACACCAGAGGGAGTTTATACAGTATTAGTTGAGGATATCTCAGTAGAGACAGCAAAAAATGGTAATGAGTATCTAGCGTTAAAATTAGCAGTACAAAATAGTGAATCTGTTAAAACTATCAGAATGACTTATTGGCAAAATCAAGATACAGGAGAGTATAGACTGTATGATTTAATGAATATTGCTAAAGCGTATGGAATTCCAGAGGAAACTGAATATCAAAGTTATGATGAATTCTTTAGTGCATTATCTGAACATAGTGATAAACCTATTTCTGTGAGAGTAGAACACTATACTAATCCTAATACTGGACGTGTATCTATCAATTTAAGAGATATTAAAGAAGCAACAAACGATCTTGAAGATTTAGTAAATCCATTTATTTAAGAGGTGTTAAATGATACCTAGTGAATTACAAGATTTAAAGCAGTGGTGTTGCTATAAGTTAGTTAAGCAGAAAAACACTGAAAAATTAAGTAAGCTTCCTATTAATCCAGATACAAAAAAAGGTGCAAAGAGTAACGATCCGTCAACATGGGTTGATTATGATACAGCATTACTTTATGCAGATGAATATGATGGAGTGGGATTTTTCTTCACTCCACCATATGTTGGAATTGATATTGATAGCGTAAATTTAGAAAAAATTGATACGAAAACATTAGAAATAATTAATACACTTAACAGTTATACAGAGGTGTCTGTAAGTGGTAAGGGACTACACATAATTATACGTGGTTCAATTCCTGGAGGAGTTAACAGGAAAGGTACTCTTGAGATGTACCAAGAAGCAAGATTTTTCGCTATGACAGGAAATATCTTAAAAGGTTGTCCAGATGAAGTATACGACAGACAACAAGAACTAGAAAAAATCTATAAAAAATACATGGAACAACCAAAAATAGTAATGGACTACGGTGTTCAAGATAAGAGGATAGTTAATTTTAACGATCTTTTAAAAGTTAAAAATGAGAAGTTCAGAAAATTATATAGCGGTGAGTTTAATGAATATCCTAGTCAATCTGAAGCAGATTTAGCGTTCTGTTCAATGGTTGCTTACTTCACAGATGGTAATGTGGAGCTAATCGATAAAGCAGTAAGAGAGAGTCAGTTATACCGTGAAAAATGGGATAAAAAACACGGCGCTGACACTTACGGTAATTTAACGATTAAAAAAGCGTTAGACGGATATAAAAAGCGTGAATTTTTACCAGAGTTATATATGGATAAACACTATCCGTGGGACGATACAGGAAATGCGGATAGGTTCACAGATATATTTAAGGATAGAGCGTTATATTCTTATACTAACAAAGGTTGGTACTTATACGATGGTAAACGTTGGGTGTTCGATACATTAGGTAGGATAAATGATTATTTTGAACAAAGTGTAATTGTTTTGAAAAAACAAGGCTTTCCGATGGATAAATTAGAAGGTGAGTTTATCGAAGACTACGAAAAGCGTATTAAGAAGATGAAAACAGCCTTTGAAAAGCATTTAAACTACTCTAGAAGTAATAGAGGAACAGTTGCAGGTATCAAGCAAGCAATGTATAAAAATTCAATAGATATCAGTGAATTTAACAGTAATGATATGTTAATTAATTTAGAAAATTCAGTTTATGATATGGTTAGTGGAATGAATATACCGCATGATGCTAGTTTTAAATTCACTAAAAAGGCTAATGTGAACTATGACGAGAGTAAAAAATGTCCACGTTGGGAACAATTCTTACTTGAAATATTTGAAGGTGATACAGAGCTTATTAAGTGGATACAAAAAGCGTTAGGTTACTCACTAACTGGACTGACAACAGAACAAGTAATTTTTATCTTAAACGGTAATGGTAAGAACGGTAAGTCAGTATTTATGGATGTGGTAAGTCATATATTCGGAGATTATAGAGCTAACATTCAACCAGACTCACTTATGGTAAGACAAAGTCAAGGTGCTAATAGTGATATTGCAAGGCTTAAAGATGCTAGATTTGTAACTACAGTTGAGAGTAACGATGGTATGAGATTTAACGAAGGTTTAGTCAAGCAGTTAACCAGCGGAGACACAGTTACAGCTAGATTTCTACATGCTAACGAGTTTGAATTCACACCTAAATTTAAACTGTGGATGGCAACCAACCATCGCCCTATAATTCGTGGAACTGACAAAGGTATTTGGAGACGTATTCGTTTAATTCCGTTTACTAGAGAATTTACAGATGAAGAAGTTGATCCAGATTTAACTTCTAAACTTTTAGCTGAGAGTGATGGGATATTGCAATGGATACTTAAAGGTTTAGAGTTATGGCAAAAAGAAAGATTAGGTATGTGTTCTAAAATTCTTATGGCAAACAAAGAATATAGACAGGAAATGGACGTTGTAAGTACATTCCTTGATGAATGTGTTAGTAACAATTTAGGTAAGGAAGTCAAAGCAGCTGAACTATATCAACACTATAAAAATTACTGTGCTCAGAACGGATTTTTCATCCTAACCTCTACTAAATTTGGGAGAGAGATGGATAATAAAGGATATATTAAGGTTCATAAGCGAACAGGTAGATTTTATCAAGATATAAGTATGAGATTTTAAGAGTGTGAATAGTGTGAATAGTTTAATACTATTTCTATATTATTTACATATAGAAAAATATAAAAAAAGTATATATAAAAAATATAGAAAACGGCGAAAACTGTTCACACTGTTCACACATATATTTTAAGAGGTGATATTTTGAAAGAAACAGACATTCAAAACACTATTAGAAATGGGATTAATGATATTGCGGTTATTTTTAGAATTAATGTTGGTAGCTTTAAAGTAGGAGATAGAATTATTTCTACTGGAGTACCAAAAGGCTTTCCAGATTTATTTGGATTTAGAAGAATGGACGGAAAAGCAATTTTCTTAGAAGTTAAAACTCCAAAGGGAAAACTTAGAAAAGAACAAGAAGTCTTTAAAGAAGCATTATCAAAGCAAAATGTAATATATGGTGTTGCAAGAAGTTTAGAAGAAGCAAGAGAAATAATTTTACGTACTTAAAATTTAGAAGCATTTAAACCACTTCTGAGCGTTTTAAGATTAAAAATGAGTAATTATATCAAAAATGATTTTAAAACGATAATAGAGGTAAAATTTTAACGATTTGAGGTATTTTATGATGAAAGGTATAAAAAGAATTGTAAACATAGAAGAAGGAATTAGTTTGGTATTGACAAAAGTTATTAATGATTTTTTTGATAAGAATTTAAAGTCATATGAAGAAGAGTATTTGAAAGATAATGAATATGTAATTGATGTGAAGTTTGAAAAAGGAGTAGCAGAAGTTGAACCTGGATGGCAGACATTATACACAGCTTTTATTTTAATCGGTGAAAAAAATGAATAACCTACAAAGAATAATGGATAAACAAAAAATTAATGATCATGAGTTACATGAAAAATCGGGAGTGCATTTTAACGTTATTAAGTTAATCAGAACAGGTGAACGTAAGACACCACGATTTGAGACTTTACGAAAACTAGCTAAAGCGTTGGGATGTACTCCGAAAGATATAGGAGGATAGGTGTATGGCAAAAAAGATTAAAAAGAATAAATTTGGACTTAGCAAACCTGGAGCTAAACAAATAAAAAAAGTTGAACAAATAAAACAAGTTGAATTAGACGCTAGAGCAAATATGCTAGCAGAATTTACAGTATTATTAGCTTGGGTATTAAGAGCTAATCATGGATATGGTAAAAAGCGTATTGTAGATTTTATCGGTGAAATATATGAACTTAAAAGCGATACTGAAATGTATAGGTACGGTCAAGAGTTAATACCATTAGGAGCAATTCCAGATCAGTTAAAAGAAGAAATAGGACTTGATGTGTTAGGTTTAATTGATGAATTAGCTGGGAAACATATTGAAAGGGTAAAGGAGCTTAAGGAATGTTAGAGAAATTAGTGATAGTAGGAGTGATAACTTTAGTCGTTGCTTATTTTGTATTTATATTTATTGATGCAACTAAGGAACAAGAACGGAAAGAAAAAGAAAAACAAGAAGCAATAGAATTAAGGATAAAAAATGCTAGGTTAGAAGAAAAAATAAAAGCAATGGATGACGAAAAAGCTGAACAAACTAAAAAAATAGCGGAAATGAATGGGATAGGAGGATAAGAGATGTTGAAAAAAATATGGGATAACATAGAGATAATATTAATCACATTATCAATGTTATTAGCAATGTTTACAGCTGGTTTGATGTTAGGGGTATATGTTTCAAGCAACACGATTGAAGAACTTTCTAACGATAATATCGTTAAAGAAAGAACTATACAGCAACAGAAACAGAGAATAAGAGAATTACAATTACTTAAACAATATAAGGAGATATACAATGCTTAGATATGTTTTTGAATGGTTTGGAATCATACT